GATAAAGTTGTCCACAGATAACAGTTTTTTACCGGCTCTTTTTTAAGCTGGTTAAAAATGTTCTGTGCGACTTTCCTTGATACAAGATTACTCGCCTCTTTTGTACGTCCAGCTATTTTTGAAGTGTAATGACCAGGATATGCGTTAAGATTAACTCTTGTTGTTCCCCATACCTCATCATCACCGTAAAATACCACGCGTGGTGATATGAACCACTCAAACTTTGAGTAATTTAGAATATTTAATATCAACTCATCAGTATATTTTTCGTTAATTTCACTTTGCTGTAAAAATTGGTTGAAGTGTGAATAAGTAGCTTCATAACCACGTGAGTAGACTACTCTAGGTTGCTTAGCAGAATCAATTAATTGTGTAAAGAACGATTGAGAAGTATTTCTTTTTACGTTATCCCAGTTAGAGATAATGTAATTTAAAAACACATTGTCGTTCTTAACTTGTTTCACAGGTTCAAAACCAACATAATCTGGAGTGAAGCCAACTACTCTACTTACCTTGCCAACATTATAATGCTCTAAAAATTCTTTGTAACTCGCATTTTTTCTAAGAATATTAAATTTACAATCATTGTTAACAAGTTTAAATATAGGGTATCTACCGATATTTTTCATTCGGGGCCTTTTTATCTTCTTGTGTTGATAAGTAAATTCATTTAAATCTTTAAAGAATTTCTCGATCTGCACATCACCTTTTCCAGATTTTCTACGTGATACTGTACCCCCTACTTTCTGGACGTATGAAAAGACATCAAAATTAGGGCGCCATACTTGATAGCTCTTAATTTTGTTCTTTCTTTTGTAACTTATAAGGTACTTGTTTACCGTATGTAAATCAGGGTTACTTACTTTGTTATTCCATCACTAATAACCTTATCAATATCAAGATCCGGGTGTTCTTTATGTAACTTAAATAGTGACTTCTTGTAATTAATAAGCATTTCACGAGCAAATAAATCCTTCATCACATCAGGATTCTCCTTAGGATTAAAATTGTCAATTTGCAATAGGATACTTATAGGCAAAGTTGTCTTATTAATAGTAAGTATTTTAACTGCGGTGTTATTGCTTTTTAATTGAGCTATTCTCAGTTCAGCATCAGCTTCAATACGCTTCCTCACCTCTTCAAACTTTTTGTATTCCTTATCAAGCAATGCTTGCTTTTCAGAGTTAACTTCGTTTAAAGCTGTTATAATGCTACTAATCTTAGCATATTCAGCAGGTTCTACCTCTTCTTTAACGTATAGAGGTACTTGAGTTGCTTGAGAATATCGAAGTGAAGCTAGAGCATACCATTCAGTAAGAGATTTATTTGTACTACACACATTAGCAAGTTGTGTAAAGTCCTTTACTTTGTGTTTTATGCCATAACTTTTATTCCACTCCTTAAGCATAAAGTCCTGTTTATCAACTTCTATACTTTCACTTCTCACAACAACCCACTCATCACTAGTTTTAGAAGGAAGCGGAACCAATACTTTCTTACCACTTATTTCAAGTTCAATAGGACCACCCATCTCTGAATAGAAATGGTTTTTGTAATCTTTAATGACCATATTTTATCAATCTTGCCAGATGAGCAAGAGTTGTAAAGTGTTAAAGCCATCCCATGCTTTGAAGATATTGAAAACGAAGATCCAGATCGGAAAGTTGCTAACGATTGGTATCTCATTAACAACATGCTTCTCCGCAGAAGATACGCGAGGTTACAGTATCGTAGGGTTATTTTTAGTTAGCCCCTCTAGTGTAACTTACCCGGATAGATGGCACCTATAAGTATTAATCCGAACTGGTGCATTTGCCATTCCCGCTTTACGTTAAAGTAAGTAACGTCTTTTAAGGGCATTATTACGCATCTGACGTAATAGCCTACTTAGGATAATTCTATGTTGAGGATTGTATAGG